TGATGTTTCCTTATACTACATATGATGCGTATGGTGAATCGTCTTCGTCGTCATCTTCGTCTTCCCACAAGTCTGTGCTGTGGTTATAGACCTTCTCAATTTCAACGGATGGTTTCCATGGAGTAAGTGCAGTGAGCATTGAAATCGTATCAATACAATCATCTTTAACTGAACGGAATCCACTTGGTGAAGCTAGGCTTAGTTCCGCTACATGCTCGACCACTCTTGGGTCAGCTCTTAGCTCTGTAGGGTAGTATATCTTACCTAGCTTGAATTGTGGAACAATAACATTGAATCTTACCATTTTATCTGTTACCGGTCTAATCCCTGGAGCACCTTTGTTATTCTCCGAAGCTAGTACGAAGAATTGATTACGGTTAATCATCTCACGTTGTATCCACGGGATGAAGCCTTTTTGTTGGCCTGATACTTCGACACCTACTTGCTGAGGTTTATACTTCTGGCATAGGTCGAATAGTTTATCAATATTCTTGCCCATGTCCTGACGCTCAACGCAGCCATCTACCCAGAACCAATCACCATTAGCATTGTATGCCCATACTGATATAACGCTGAAATCTGCAGCCTGTGCTTCGCTGGTGGCGAAATCTGTTGTTATGTAGAAATTGTAATACTCACGTTTACGCATAAGCAATTTACGTTCGTACCATTTAATTTCACTGTCTTGAATAAGTCTATCTTCATCGCTCATAATACTTAGCATTAACTCCTGATTGAAATCTTTTACTTTACCTTGACGTGCAGCGAACTTATATTGTTTAAGAACGTAGTCGTAGGTAAACCGGTCTTCCCATGAACCATGAAAGTCAGCTCGCTTACAAGGGAACCGCTCACAGATTGGGAATACGTTAACTGCCCATGCACCTGATTCAACCGCCTTGTATAGAGGGTCACGCGCATTAAAGGGAGTACCTGACCAAATGGTCATGTTGTGGTCTGGGTCGAGTGCGAAGTTAACCGCTTTGTTTACCGTGGCTTCGATAGCCTCAATAACTGTAGCTGACCGTGCATCTTCATCTGAAACCAAATCATCCAGTACTGCTAGTTGTGGGCGCTTACCCATTTCTTTAGCACCACGAACACCTGTCTTGGCTCCGTACCCTTTCACAATAGTCTTCTTACCATCTAGGTTAGTGAACTCCCAACGAACGTCGGTGAACTTCACGCCTTTCTTAGGCAAGTAGAATTGTAGGAAATCTGAGTTTTCCCACCGATGTTCTAAATTCTTCCGCATATTCTTAACACCATTCTCGATGCTATCCGACACGTACAAGCAAAGGTCAACGTCACCGAAGCCGGGTATCTCATTATACACAGCAATGTATAGATATAAGTACTCGCCCATCACGGTCGTTTTAGCCATACCACGATGGCACATATTAATAATTTTTTCTTCACCTGTTGAAATGGTATCCAACATCTTATAGTGAACTACTGGGGATTTGTGAGATTCACCGCCCTGACCATTCACCTGTTTAATGAAGTCAACGAACTGTACGGCAAATTGTGAAGGCACGTAGCAGCTATCTGCCCCATACGATACCTTAGCTAAATGTTCCAATACAGTAGGTGCCTTCTCAAATTCGAAATTAAAGTCTTCGTCGTCATCGAAGTCTAAATCTAATATCTCTGACATGAGTTAGTATCCTTGATTGTTATAAAGCTTACATCATACTCCACATACAAAAAATCCTCAACTAAGAGGATTCTATATTATGGTTAGTGGATACTGACTTATCCTAAAATTTCTTTCGTAGCATGGCCGATACTATCAGTCAGTGCCAAGTCAGTAAATCCTTTATACTTGTTTCGGATATTCTTGACTATCTCAGGTATATCAGAAGTAACGATTAAACCGAAATCATCTTGCAAGCCATACTGGTCAGTCTTACGGATGTCAGGGTCAACAGTAGTGTTACCAGTATTGGTTCCCACTGTGTAATCATTGCCAAGTATAGTAGCCGGAGCTGCATCTGCTTCCAGGTCATAATAGATGTTATTGGTTAAGTTGTTAATGGTAACAGGCTCAACACTATGGAACACTATATTACTATTACCAAATACATTATTTCTAATGTAGTCAAAAGTTGTACCGGTAGCATAGACACTTATGACACTGCCTACCTCAGCTAAGAATGAATTCTTCTCAATGATTGTACCTTCGATATCGTCAATATTAAATACTGATATAGAAGAAGAAGCTGCACCTAAGAATAGATTGCCAGATATAAACCAACGTGAACCAATATTATACAGAGTGTATTGCCCAGTAGAACGAGACACAATGATATTGTCCTTGAACACAACATGGTCACGGTCTTCGGAGTTAAGCGGAGCTGATACTCGGCTTTCACATATGAGGATACTATTATGAATCTCCATATAATCAAAGATGGTTAAACAAACTGCGCTAGTGCTGGTATTGGTATTCTCAAGCAAAGAAGACTCAATAGTCATACCAATCTGATTAGCAGTAATGACCGCATTAGGGCCACGGATAATAGAGGTACTAATTAAAGTATTAGCTACATAGGATGTTACACCTAAGTCGCATACACAGTTATTTACTTTAGGACTGGCTAATGAACCAGAGTATCTAATATTCTCTGGATATACGCCAGTACTGTCCAACCAAGTACAACCTGATATAAAGCATAATGCGCTCCAATAACCATGAACCTTAAATTGACCGCAGTTAACAAAAGTACAATCACCCACAAATACAGTACCACCGTAGTAACCATAACTTTCTGGTCGAGGAGCAAAGTCGAATTTATCAATGTTACGGAATTCAGTATTTCTGAATAGGCAACTACCGTAATAAATAGCACCTACAATTTCTATACCGGTATCATGACCTTCAACAATAACAGGAGAAGTAGGCGTACCTAAAGTAACAAAGTCACCTTTAGTAGCTGCACTTGTACCACCAACCGTTACAGTAAAATCGGTGATTATATCAACATGAACACCTGCCTCAACTGTAACCTTAGCGTTTATCAGCAAGTCACCGTTAATTGTATGGGCAGTCTCATTGTCCCAAATTTCATCAGAGGTGATGGTTCCACTATGATAAGTAGTAGGTACATCTTCGCCTGTCTCAATGTTAACCCATTTCTGTGACGGGTTGTCGTAAGCTAGTACTTCGTGATGGCTAGGGTTGCCGGCAGTGACGTTCACTAAATCCCCTAAGTTACGTGAATTCTCTAGAGAAGACAATCTAGCTAGAGTACCTACAGATGCCCCGCCTCCTCTTCTATTTACAATAGACATAATTTTTCCTTATAAAAATAAGCCTCCAACATCGGAGGCTAAATTGATTATGCTAATGACATCTTATTGCCATCACTATCAGTACAACCTGCTTTAGCAGTCATTAGGTTACTACCTACTGCCGCTGCAGCCTGAGTGTGCATAGCACGGGACATAGCTCGCGCATTACGTACTTGGCTAATGGTATGAACATTCTGAGCAGTTTGTAACGCAAATATGTAAGGACTTAAGAACCCAGGGAGTTGACCTAAGTTACCGGAGTAACCACTAACATCTGTACCTAAACCTTCTGACGGAGCAGTTGACTCATTCTGTTCATAGAACACATTGTTATCACAATTAAGGACACCGACGTTATTACCAGTTAACTCATCGTAAATCATACCAAGTTTGATATTAGCGAAGACGTTATTACTGATTGTTGTCCATTGTGAATTAGTACCAGTACCTAGATGATTCAGGTATACAGCGTAGTTCACATTAGTAAAGAATGTATTAAATTCGATACGACCTCGTGGAGTACCAATTTGTCCCATGTTACCAAAATCTAGTAACAGCCCTTCGGTAACCGTACCACCACAAACATTGTTAAGCATAGTTAAGTTACAGCCACCAGCGAAATGTTCATGACTAGCTGATGAACCAATGAGTACACTATTAATGCAGGTGATTGAAGAACTAGCTTCATTGCCACCTAACTGCTGAACACCGCCCCAGATAACACATTCATCAAGTAAAATAGATGAGTTAGCAAAACTCACTGATACTACCTGTGATGCAGAAGTTGGGTTAGGGTCAACTAATAAGCAACCTGAGAAGACCAC